ATGATACGCATCGGCAGCGAACGAGTCGTAGCAGCCGAGCCAACCAACAGACCTTGTTGCGAGTCGTTCGTCGTCGTGTTCAGGGTGTTCGCCACAAGAGCCACGTTCAAACCAATGCTCGTGTACTCGAAACCGCCCGTGGTCGAAACCACCAGCGAAGCCGTCACACCAACAGCCTTGAACAAGGTGTCCGGGTCGTCAACCACGTACGCAACAATGTACGTACCAGCCTTGACCGCAGTACCCGAAATCCAAGACTGCGAGTAGGTCGGCTGACCCGTCACAGAGGATACGAAGTTACAGCCCAAGAACACGCCAGCAAAGCCAGCGACAGGGGCCGTCGTCGTCGAGGTCGTTACTTCAACAGTGCCGTCCGAAGCAAACTGTAGCGGGTCACCGTAACCGATGCTTGAGGCACCAGAAGCGATACGACGCTGACGGGTCGATCCGGCGAACACCTGCCCACCGATCAGATTGATCGGCTTCAAGCCATAAGGCTTGTCAACGGTAGGATAAGCCATTTGTTACTCCAAAAAAGAAAGTTATTTACCTTTGCCAAACGAGACCGTCGTCTTTTTATCGCTAAAAAGCGGCATACGCTCGTCGTTCAGCCTCATAAAGTTGTTGTCTACCGACTGCAACTGAGCCTGAGCTTGGCGTGTGTAGTATTCATCACGCTGCTTCATTAACTCAGCCGGAGCCTTACAGAGCAACAACCCACCGATCTCGATATTTCCACTAAATTTGGAATTCGGATCAGCTTGCATCATCAACTTGGGCTGGTCTTCGGCCTTTACAGGCTCCCAACCTTCCCGAAATTTTGCAGAGGTATTAGAAGGATCTGCTTGTCCCATAATACTCGTGCGTATCCACCGGAACACCCAACCATCCTGCGGCTCCGGTTCAGGGAGCGTTTGGGGCGGGGTCCACTGTTGTTTGCGCTTGGTGCCTTCTCGGTTTTCGGCTTCTCGCGCCAATCTGTTATCAGCCATTGTTGTTCTCCAGTTTCATGAGTTCACGTGCGTACTGTTCATTGCTCAAACCAAGACGTTTAGCAAGAGCAACTTGAGTTGTCGTCAGACGAATCTGGCGTGGTGCGGTTGTCCGCGTCACTGGGGCAACTACATTGGCTGCTTTTGTACGAGTAGGTTTCTCAACCTCCTTCGTTTGATCGGCTTCTTCCTCAAAATACTCGGGAAAACGCCTACGCATGGTCTGGTCGATCTGTTTGTAGTATTCGTCACTACGAGGATCAACCTTCGCCCGGACCAATTTTTCGTGCAGTCCAAGTGCGAGGGCGGTCATCTCCTCGTCTGTTCCAAACCACGTATTACTCTGCCTCCAAGCCTCTGCCTTCGGGTCAACTGGCGGGGCGTTGTACTGTGGCTGGTTTTGAACCTGCTTGTTTTCATTATTTACGCCTAATTCAGACTCTTGTAAAGATGGTCTGAATTTTTCTACATCACGGAGCCGTAGTTTGGCATCCGTGAGGACTTCTTGGGCTGCGGTAATAGCCTCCGCATCTCCAGACTCATAAGCCGCGCGGAGTTTATCCTTCGCTGCGTTAAGTTCCGTGTTGGCGGCTTTAGTGATTTCTTGGGCGAATACCCGCTCCCCAGTACCCAATCGCTGCTTCAACTGGCGATTTTCTTCGTACTGAGCCTGTGCAAAACGAAGGGCTTCTTCCTTCTCACGGGCTGCGGCTTCCTTGGCACGACGCTCGTCGTGGTAAACCCGCTTCATCTGAATCAGCTTGTTTTTTACCTTTTCGCTGTATTCGTCGAGCGAGTCATTTTCCAAATCTTCCACCACCTCCTTGGGTAGTGGAGCGCGGTCCCGGTCCTTATTTGGGGTATCGTCTATAACTTGTATATCTAACGAGTCCCCGGAATCTTGTTCAGAAGACGCTTTCGTCTCCTCAATCTCGTCCGGAAACTTAAATTCCTGCTGTTCAGCCATGATAATTACTCCTTATGCTCGTCGGATTCCACGGGGGTCTTCAACCACCGCTTCCACCGTATCGTCGTTAATGATGCGGAACTCTCGACCGTGGATGACCACACGGGTGCCTGAATACGGACGAGTCAGAACGAAATCGCCCTCTTTGCACCACGGTCCTGTCGGAAACCGATCCTTATCCTGATAGCAGAGGTCTCCCATCTTCACGACGAACAGAACCACAGTGGTCTGCTCCTCGACTCGTTTGGTGTCGTCTGCTTTGATGATTCCCCCATCGAACTCCTCTTCTACGTGCGGAACTGCACACAGAATCCGGTAGCCCTTGGGTTCTGGCAGTAGTTTTGCCTTCGCGGCCTCTTCCTGCGTCTTCTCTACGTCGATGCTACTCATCGTTTTGTTCCATCCTCTTCACTAGGTCTTTAATGTGGTTTTTAGCGAGGTCTAGACCCTGTAATACCCCGCATAACCTCTTGTATTCAGGCTCGCTAAGCTTGCCTTGAATTAGTGTCTCAACAATCAATCGACGCTCTTCTTCAAGCTTAGAGTCGAGATAGTCGAGTGGTGTGCTGTAACTCATTACTTACCTTTGCCCTTCGGCGGTCGTTGGCGGTCCTGTTCCGCCATAGCTCTGTCTCGTGCGATAGACGCACCCAGCTTTGCCCCTTCAAGCTCCATACGCTCTGAGGCTTCGCGGATCTTTTGCTCAGTGAGACGCTTCTCTTTCGCCACATCAACGCCGAGCCTTGCTCCTTCAAGCTCTTGCCGCGAGCGAATCTCCATCTCGCGAAGCTTGATCTCGTCAGCTTTGATGGCAGCGTCAATCGCCATCTTCTGCGATTGAGTCTGACTGCTCTGCTGCATCTTCTGTGCTTCAAGCTGCATGTCTTGCTGCATCTTCTGAGCCTTGAGTTCCAACTCTTTGGCGCGAAGCTGAAGTTCCATCTGCTGCATCTGCACGAGCGGATCTTGCTGTTGCTGGGCAATCTTCTGCGCTTGAGCCTCGGCCTGATCCTTCTGGAGAAGCTGACCTGCTGCCGCCGCTGCAAGCTGAGCAATCTGTGCGGCAACTTCTGGCTTGATCTCCGGACGGTCTTCGTCGTCCTCGGTATACGGCGGAAGATTGGCACCCAACTGCTTTTCGATCTCTTTGCGGTACTGGAACGCCACATGCTCCATCACGTGAGCAGCACCTGCTGCCATGATGGCTTGCGCTTGCGGGTTTTGCCCCACGACCTGCATGATCTTCGGGTCTTGCATCGCAGCCATGTGCACCTGCAAGTGAGCCTCGTGATCCTGTTCGATGAATGCTTTGACGGGCTTGCCCATCAGCAGATTCATATTCTCCGTCACCGGATCGACAGGCTTCTGATCGTCCGGCATCGGTATGATCTTGGCAGCGTTCTTGATGCCTAACGTCTCAATCATCTGACGGTGCAGGTACGGCATGTCGTAGATCTGCGGATTGGTCTGAGACAACTGAAGAACGGCTTGGTACTGCACGATCTTCTGCGACATCGTTGCCGCATTTGGATCACTGACCGGGATCACATCGACGTTATCGTAGTCAGACTTCTTAGCCTTCTTTGAGCCAACCTCTGGCTCATAGCTGTACTCGTCCGGCGTGTTATCACGAATGATGGCTGCAAGCAGTTTGAACTCCTGCTTCATCGCGTAGTACACGCGCGCCTGCACAGCCGACATCACTTTGAGGACGCGTTCGAGAACGGCAAGAGTTGTTCCCACCGGAGCCTGTGACGACATATCCGAGATCTTGAGATCCGACACCGCAGCAAATCTGCGGCCTTCCTCCACGACCTTGTCCATCAACATGGCAAGAGTCTGGCTCGGTTCTTTGTAGGGCAGCGGGAGAATGTTGTCTCGCACTGCGCCGCTCGGTACGTCTACATCTCGCCACTCGCCGGGAGCAATAGGCGTATCGTCTCCCTTAATTCGCAACCCACGCGACTTGAGACCACCCGGAAGGTTGCTGAGTGTTCCTGCGTCGATAAGCTGGCGAAGAAGTGATGTAGCTGCCTTAGAGTGTCCGCCGATAAGGTGGATGAGACCAAAGTAGTAGAACCCGAAGCCGGGGATGTAACCATAATGAACAAAGTGCTGTCGCTTGGCTTTGAGGTCATCGTCTTCTCTCCAGTTCCTGCGAATTGCTAGAACTGTTCCTGTCCCCTTCTCAATCGTCACCACGTACGGCAGTGCAATCCCAGTCTCGTGATTATCCTTGTCCACATCCGGATAGCCCGGCAGGTCGAGGTTCACGTGTATCTCAAGCAACTGGAACCGATCATCCATCGAAGCCGAGAAGCCTTGGTCCTCTGCCTTCTGCTTCTCCACTTCGTCCATGACACGAACCGGATCACCCAAGTCCACATCACGATAGAACCCAGCGTACTGAAGCTTCTTCAACTCATTCTTCGTCTTACGCATACGGTGCGTAACACGCTCAGCCGTTTCTAAGTTAGCTGCGCCGTACGGCACGATGATGTCTTCGGCTGGGATATAGACCGCAGTCTGACGGTCGAGGCTCGGGTCGAAGTACACCTTCTTAAAGGCGTTACCCGCCAAAGCCAAAGAAAGAAGAAGCCGCTCATGCTCCGGGCGATACTCCGGCATCTTCTCAGTCAGCTTATAGTTCATGTCATCTTGGACACGAATCGCTGAGTCGCGCTTCTCCGGGGTTTCTTTGCCGATGATCTTGGTCTTGACCGGACCCATCGCAGGGAAGGTCTCCATGATCGTCTCGGACTGGAACTTGACCGCGCTCTCCATGAGCAACGGGTGGAACACACCACACGCACCCGGCCACGGCTCCGTCCGCTCTTCATACCGAATGCCGAGGATCTTCAATCCTTTTACATACGTGTCGAGCCAATCTTTGCGGGAAGAGAGGTCGCCTTCGTAGTTCCCGATTAATTCGGAAGCAAGAGTCTGCAACTCGTTCTCTTCCATGTAC